AATTCAGCTACATCATAAAGACATACCTTTTTGTGGCACTGCTGACTTTGTAGGTATGATAACAAATCCAAAGACTAAAAAGTCTGATATAACCTTAGTTGATTATAAAACTGGCTTGAATTATCCAGTACATCAAATTCAGTTATCAGCCTATGCTATGATATGGAATAAATTATTTCCAAAGTATCCAATAACAAAAGTTGCGTGTTTGCACTTAAAAAGCACATGGATTAAAGCACCGACCTATACTCTTAAATATTATGATATTGATTATGACTTAGTAAAGAATTGCTATGATTTATGGAAGTGGCACAACTCTAGCACTAAAGGGGATGCGCCCACACCACGATTTAAAAAAGAATTTCAAACAAAATTTACATTAAACAAGGAGAAGTAAATAATGAAAGTAACTTATAATTCTGGAAAATACAATGTCGAAGTTGAAGGTGGTATTAAAGAAATCTTTGAGCAACTAGCAACATTTGATAGTGTATTTGGAAATGCAAAGAATAAAGCAAATGGCAGTGAGAATATTGGCTTCAGATGTAGAGAGGTAGATGGCAATAAGTACTACGAGATGTATGATAGAGATACATTCCATACTCTTAAATTTGGTCAGACTAAAAAAGATGGTAGTTTATTTCCACGCAGAAAAGATGCAGATGGCAATTGGCTTGACGATGGTGGATGGACTAAGTATAATCCAGATGCACCAAATGTAAAGCAATCTAAACAAGAAACTGCTAAAGCAGATCAAGACATACCTTTCTAATGATTAAGCTGTACATCCAAAAGAATAATAAAGAATACTGGGCAGATGGGGATAAAGTATTTGCTTGGTTGTACGAGCGTTATGTAAAAAATGAAGGAAGGTCGAAGAAAGCTAAAGGGAAACCAATGCCTTACTCAGAAAAATTAGATAATTTCTTTGCCGAAATATCCCTAGACAAACAATGGTTATCTGATATGGGTAAGGCTTTCCCTGGAATTAATATTAAAAACGAGCTTGACAAAGCAAAGATGTGGCTTATATCTAATAAATCTTATAAAAAAGACTTGAAGAAATTTTGTTATAATTGGATTGCAAGAGCAAATCCTACAATGGTAGCAGAAGAAGAAAAAAATGAATATCAGATTAAAAAACGTAATAAGTTAGCTGAAGCATTTAAACAAATGGAGAAAAATTATAAAAAATGACAGATATAGCTAAACATTTGCAAGTGGTATATGAAGCACTTGAGGTAGCAAGGGAAGGATTAAAGCAAATGACTGAGAATCCTATAGCAGTAAAAACCTTGGAAGAAATAGATAAAATCACTACTAAAGTATTTGAGGATTGATTATATTATGGAGGCTACCCATTTTGGAGGTTTTCCATATCCTTTCTTTTCCTTCATTGTTAATTTTTGTTAACAGGGTAGCCAATTTTCTATGTATGGCCTCCAGGAACAGCAAAAAAAATCTTCATTCTCTTGTGATATGTGCAAAGGTAAATTCTTTCACAACTTTTCTTATGTCTTTTATACTTATGGAATTTTACCTAAAACACCTTCAGAAAAGCTTATAATATGTCAAAAATGTGCGCTGAGAGAGGGTAAATATAAGACAATGAAGCAATTTAAAGAAGCATTTAATGCCTAATTATAAAGAGTCATTTAAAAAAAGGAATACAATAAATACAGCAGAGGAAAAATGTGTGGAATACTTACAAAAAAACAATATTTTATTTACTAGGTATGGATTTGACTGCCTACACGATGTTCCTGCAAAAGATTTTATGAAAATACCTGAAAATTTAAGATCTACACCAGATTATATGGTTTTTAGAGACTCTGCATTTTTTTTAGAAGCAAAAGGATGCTTTGACATACTAAAATTAAAGTTAAATGACTTAAAAGCTTATAATTTTTGGAATAATCTCTGCAAACTTTATATTTTTAGCTACTCAACTAAATTTAAAGAGAAAAAAATTGTTGCACTTGATAAAATAACAGAGATTGTAGCAACGTGCAAGATAGATTATTATGAAGACAATGGAAAAGCATATTATAAAATACCATGGGAGAAAATATGATAAAAGAAATAGAAGAATTATATCCAGAATGTACCAATGAATTACTTGATAATCAAGAAAGAGCATATAAACTTTGGTGTAAAAAGCAAAATGACTATGGCGATTCTAATATCCGATTGGGCTTAGACCTTAACTCCTCCTCATCCGAGCGTTCGCAGAACAATAGGCTAGCCCAACTGGGTATTACGATTAGATTAAATGATAAAATCAGTAGATTGATTAATTTATATAAAAAAGATATGGAAGAATCTACTGCTGTTAAAGAATCCATAGAAGATACAGCTATTGATATAATGAACTATGCAAATATGTTAATGGTATTAAGGGCAAATAAATGGGGCAAGTAATGGGCGAAAAAGGCTTTTATTCAAAAGATATAATAAAAACATCTAATAAGGATGATTGGGAAACTCCACAGCAATTATTTGATAAGCTAGATGCAATTTATCGTTTCACGCTTGATCCTTGTGCAACACATACAAATGCAAAATGTAAAAAATATTATACTGAAGAAGATAATGGCCTTTCAAAAAACTGGAAGGGTGAAGTTGTTTTTATGAATCCTCCCTATGGTAGAGATATTAAAAAATGGATAAAAAAAGCATTAGATGAATCTATTTTAGGATGCACAGTAGTTTGCTTGATACCTGCAAGGACAGATACAACTTACTGGCATGATTATATATTCCCAAACGCAGCTAATATAGAGTTTTTAAGAGGCAGGGTAAAATTTGAGGTAGATGGAAAGTCAAAAGACCCTGCTCCATTTCCATCTGCAATAATAGTTTTTCAACAAAAAGGAGAATAATGAGCCATCCAAGCAAGATTAAAGGCAATAAGTTTGAAAGAGATTGCTGTAAAAAAGCAGAACTATTTGAAATACCAAGCAAAAGAGCATGGGGTTCAGATGGCAGATCATTAGGATTACATCCAGAGGTAGATATTGTTTTGGGTGATAAAAACTATAATGATGAAATGCACGTTCAATGTAAGATTAGAAAGCGTTTACCTACTTATATTTTCCCAAAAGATGATGCTATAGATTCTCAGCTTATTAGAGAGGATAGAGGTGAAGCCTACATAGTTATTAGGTATGAGGATTATCTTGCAGAAATGCGCAGATATCGGCAACTAAAAGACGAACTAGAGCTATATAAGCCTACCAAACCTGAACAAATTTAAGATTTATTTCAAATGTTCCAGGTGCGACTTGATTTATTTTTGTAGATTTTTGATCTAATTTAACTATGTAAAATTCATTCCTTGTATTGTCTGGTTGCAGGATATGCTTTAAGCTTCCTGACAATGTTCTATTTAGATAGGTAGCAAGTATTGAGCTTTCTGTTTTTAAACCAACAGAAAATCCATCAACAACCCTAAAGTACCCACCTGCTGTACTGCCAGATTGAATAGCGTTAAACATATCTGTTTTATCTATATAAGAAAATTTCATATCCCAAGATTTTCTGCCAGTATAATTTACTCCTATAAAATTATCTGTAGCGCCCTTTGATGTAGTAAATGGTGCTAGATTCCCCCAATTTGGTGCGCCAGTGTAATTGATGTGCGTTAAATCTTTTCCTGCTACAGTTCTTTTATTACTTACGCCTTCATGAGAGTAAGACATTTTCACCTCTATATCTGGAGCAAAAGGAAAGTCTAGGTATGTACCAACTGAAAAACTCCCAATATTATATGAAAATTCACCAGGCAAATAATCTGCATCACTTGGCTTTATAACAAAATCAAATTGATGTAATTGCCCTTCATCCTCACTTGCGTTTAAATTAATACCTGATAATATAAAGCCATCTTCATCTACGTCTTGACCAAATTGACCTACAATAGGAGTAGAGCCTGGAGTCCCACCAGTGCCCAATACATTTCCAGAAGAATCATTTGAACTTTGCCCATTGTAAAACACATCTAATGTTACTGGCGAATCTGAGCCAGTATGTAAATTATGATTAAATAGCGCAGCATAATTAGAAGTGTGCATTAAATTTAAAAATGGCCTTATACTATCCCCATAATCCTGTGTTATATAAAATTCAGTAGCAATCTTTTTAATACTTACATCTGTATTTTTTATCGTAACATATCTACTAGGGTCTAAATCCCAAATTCTTCTTCTTTCTGCAATGTTATTAAAAAACGTAGGCGAAGTATCATTTTCTGCTACCCTTAAAAGGTCTCCAAAGTTTACCTTTATATTCATTGCTTTTGCAAATAGCAAATTGTCTATATAAACACGAGGTGTTTTTGGTACTGAATATGTTGCTTTTGGTAATGCCATCTATAATTCCTTATAATCTTGGTGTCTTTTTTTTCTTTAAGCCTTTATAGCTATATGTTATACTCTTTTTTTGCTCTTTAGAGCTATTAACTTTAAAACGATAAGACTCCCATGTATTTGTATGTGCCTCATCCCATTTATCTGTAACTTTCGCAAATGTTTGATCTACTACTTTAGTACTTGCATTTAATCTACGACCTTTACCAAAAATAGTAACTTGCCTAATATTTAAAATTCCTTTATAAGTAAACAAAGTATCATTAATTTGAGTTCCTGGGAAAAATGTTATAGATATTTTATTATCTGTAATATTAGCGTTTCTAACATCTATATTTAAATCTATTGACATTCTACCATAATATTCTATCTGCATAGATAAAATGCTACCTTTGGAATCAAAGTCTACATGGTTTTGATATTGTATTAAATTACTCATTGTAATCCAGTGGATATTCTATAGTTAAAATAAGAAAATCTCTAATTGAAGGCACTAATTGAAGATTATCAGCGTTTATTGTTAAATTGAATCCTCCTGCTTCTGAAGGATATAATTGAAGTAACCCTACATTAAAATCTGGAAACCAATCATATTCTGTATCTCCACCATCTGGATTTAGAAGAGTACCCCAATTAAACCTCATGAAATTAGCATTAGAACCACTGAGCCTAGCGTAACATCCATTTAATTGCAGCCAATTATTTATTATAGTCAATTCATCATCGGTAAGAGTTTGGCTAGTCAGATTTGCACGCTCTTCATTAAAGGTAAAATTTAATCTATAATATGTCTGCGCACCATTTACTATTAAGTCAGAAGCTTCACCTCTAAGTTCAGGAAATGTAGCATTTGGAAGAATTGTATTATTATTACCTGTAATTATCATTTCACTATTATCCAAACCTTGAAGTTGCGCTCCACTTGAATATGTATAAGAAGCTGGCATATAGCTATCATAACCATTTTGCTCATAATAATGCCTAGTAGATAAAAGCTCAACATATCCATCTCCATCTGGGTCTGGGACAAATATTGTCTCTGGAGTTCCATATATTTTTACATTAACGTCATTTGTTCCACCAATACCTTGGGTAGTACCCAAATCTGTTAAGCCTGTACTATCTATCCCACTTGCATCTAAACGAAAGGTATAAAGTCCACCAAATGAAGTGTTGTATTCTATAGCATTTATAGTATAATCTCCTGCTGCTTCTAACCAAGGGTATGTGATATTAATAATGTCTCCATTGGTATAATCTAATTCACCTGTAAAAAGTGGCTGAAAAGTTATATTAGTGCCAACCAAAGTAAGGTCGTTATTTTCTAGGTCTAGCAAAAAATCTTCCAACTCATAGTCGCCTGCATCAATATTAACAGCTTTCAAAAAAGTAATTGCAATCTCATTATTAGTATATCCTAAAGTTATAGCTCCATATCCATTGTCATTTGTAGTATCAATTAAAAGTTGACCTGTAGCTTCGGCTTCATCTGGAGGGAGTAGCGCATCAATCGCTTCTATATCAACCTCATTAATTATAAAGTTTTCATCCATATCTGCATTTATAAAGCCTGCCATTGTAAGTTCAGAAGTGTTTGGATTATCTATATAGCTTTGAACTAATTCTATGTCTTCCTCAGTAACAACCCCATCAAGATTTGCATCTCCAGGAAGAAAAGCATCTCCCATGTCATTCTTTACATTAGCAACAAAATCCATAAGATCTAAAACATCTACATTCCCATCACCTTCACCAGCTATATCTGCATTTAAAAGTTGTTGTTCGTCTAAAACCCCATCCTCCATAACAAAATCGTATAATAATCGGAAGTCATTGATAGTATAAGCCTCTCCATCATTATCAACATCGCCAATTAAAACTTGTGGAGCATCAGGTTCGTCTTGCTCTCCAGGGACTGCAACTGCTCCTGATAAGTCGTGCATTTGAATTGCCCTAACAGATACACCATTCATTGTTTTTGTTACGTCTGTTAGCATAAAGTATGGAAGAACTGCTTGTTGGTCTCCTATAATATCTGGTAACATAGGAAGACCTGTGACAGCCATAATGTCTACTCCATAGGGAGAAAAGAATGATTTATACTCATCACTTCCTATAGTTTTAAAATCAACGATATCTCCTACCTCTAAGTCAAATCCTTGAGATAAGTTTAATTTAAAATCTACAATAGTATGTTGGTTCTTGTGTAGCTCATGCAAATGATTTCTCAATAGAAGCGCTGTCTGTGAATCTTGTATATATGGAGCTTCATGCTCTAATAAAAAATCTTCTCCATCTATTTGGCTGTCAGTCAATCCATAGTAATTTTTGTAATTTTCTATATTCGGAACTATTCTTTCTTCAGTAATATTTTTATACTCTTCTGCAATGTAATCATAGCCATATTTCACCCTACATTTAATCGCCAAATCTTCTATTTTAGTTTTGCTGAATTTATAAGACTCCATATAGTCAACATATATAGTCTTATCTGCGCTAATATAATTATCTGTAATCCCTATAAAAGTAGGGACTGAATTTTTTATAGAAGTCTTATAGTAAGAATTAGAATTTTCACATATTTTCTGTAAAACATCTACTGTTCTCTGTGGCTCATGCAAGGAAAAACTTAAACTATATTGAGAATCATTTGTATTTTTTGTTATAAATTGGCTTGATGGTACTTGCAATTCTCTTACAAGTAAATCTTTAGCTATACTCTTTGGAATTGTTATTAATTTTTTTGCTGGGCTTATATCTTCGCTTTTTAACCTAAATCTAGTAAACTCATCATTATCTGGGACTTCTTCTGTGAAATCAACAATTTCTTCGACTTCATCTATACTTGTAACATTACCATTAACATCTATATTTTTCCTGCAATATACTAAACTAATATTTTTACATTGGACATCAACATCTTCAGTTAAATCGTTATATGTCCCATACTGTTCATAATAAGGGCTATTTTGCCTAAACAAAGTTCCACTTATTTGAAATGGGTATGCAGCAAGAACTCCTATTTGTATCGTGCTTGTAAATTGATTTAGCTCTAAATCAAAAACGTAGTCAATTTCCCCTTCTAACAGAGAATCTGCCAATGAGTCGCTACCATCTGGCTCGAAGAATAATTTTAACATTATCTCCGAAGAATAATCCCCTTGTTCTCTATATTTAAGTTTTTTATTGCCGATGTAGTCTAATACATACCTTAGTAGTGAATCATTTTGTGTTATAGCTGTAGTACTATTTCCAAAATCTCCCTCATCTCCAGATGGTCTTTTATTTTTAGATATTGCAGTAAGAATAGCATTATCTACCCTCCATATTCTATTTTCTGGATTAGGAAGATAGTTGTCGTATCTTCCTTTAGCGTTCAAGAAAAACTTTTTATTAAAAGCATCTTTTTGAAACCAAGTTCTTCTAATTAGCATACCTGCAAATTCTGCATAAAAATCCATATCTATATAGTTAATGTCATTAAAAGCATCATCGTCAGTAGTGCTGCCACTGAAAGGAACAAAATTAAGCAACACAGATCTTGTATCGTGCATAGAATAAGAAGAAACCCATCCACTCCTATTCCTCCATTGGTTTATATCTTTATCGTTGCTATCATTTAATGGATAATTAAAGCAATGTCTGTAATCAATTATTGGATACGCATCATAGGTCGTATTAGATATGTAAGTAGTCCCAACATAATTTCGTGTTGACATTAATAGCATTGGCGCTATTCTTGATGGAACTTTTTGTTGTTTATAATAGTATCCATTAGAAGACGTTCCAGCTTTATCGTTTAGCCCTTCATAAGTATTTTTTTCTAAAATTTCTTCTTCACTATATTCTTCTGGATCAAATTCAAAGTCTGCTACAGCACCATTTAATACGTTTGGATGAAACCCTAGAGGGTTTTCACTTTGAAAATATTCGTCTTTCTCGTCTTCTGTGAAGCTAGTTTTAAAAGAGAGGGCATTACCGAAAGTTTGGTCTGCTTTTCCAGGGAAAAAACACCAAGCTAATTTAGGCTGATATCCATAATAACCTTGATACTGAGCGTCATCCCACCCATGATGCACTTGTGCAAAAGTAATTAAATTGTAATCAGATGGAGCTTCTATTCCTTTGTTGTCTTTAAAAATATCAGAATCGCATTTCATTTCCTCGAACTGAAAATCTATACAAGGATTGCTTTGTAGATAATGGTCACCTTCTGATCCAGCTCCAGAACCACCAAGGTGGACTGACACCTCTTCTCCTCCGACTATTCTTTGCGAATAAGGGATATTGTTAGGTGAACTGCCATTAAAATTTGAAACATCACCCCACTTGGCGCATACTTCTGTAAATAAATCTGAATTAGAGAAATCTAAATTATTTATATTGTTGTTAAGATTAAATCTAAAGTATTCATTTGCAGTATCACGATACGCATCAACAGCATATACATTATGATGTGCTACAGCATTTGTTAATTTTGATAGCTCTCCCACGAGTAAAGCGCCTTGCTCTAAAAATGGAGAAACGTCTTTCGCATCAATTCTTTCTGTGTAAAAGTCAACAAAATTAAGCTCAGATTCATTTCTTACATCAAATTGCCTATCAAATGGACTCCTTAAAATTTTATCATTGGCTTGCCTTGGGATATGCTTGTATACTCTAGCCCCAGCATCTCCTAGTTTTATAGTTAAAACATCTTGATCTATCAACTGAGTAACTTTTACTCCACCAAAATTACTATCTGTTTCTATACCAACGTCAGTTGAGATAGCAGGGTTTGGCATATCTTTTATTCCAACACCTGCAACTAAATCTGGGATTATTCTTATTTGCCCTGTACCAATAGGCATATATGATATTGCTGGCGCTTCTTCTAAATGACCATATAAGATTGGCACTCTTTGGTTGTTATATATCTCTTGAGTTTTAGCATTTAAGTAATTTGAATCGTTATCTTCAGAAAATAAGGTGGTTTCTTTTCTAGGAAGTTCAGTTTGTAGTGCATTTGACAAGTATTCCTCACATTTCAATGTTACTTTTTGTGGGTCTTGATTAAACCTAGCTACTTTTAGCATAGCTATCTTAGCACAATCTGATAGGTTATCACAGGTTGCTGTCTTTAAATAAATATCTACAGTTGCATTGAGTAATCCATGTTTCGCCCTATCTGTAAATCTAAGTCCATCCTTTTCAAAGTTATTTAGTGTTACGCTTGTTGAAGATATTTTTATTTTTTTTGTTTTGAAATTTATTGATTCTTTTAGACTCCCTATATTGAGGTCGTAGTCTTCGTAAAAATTACCTTCAAAATATTGTTCTCTTGTTGATATGTAAAAAGTTTCAGTCGCAGAAGATATTACAGCCATAATATCAAATGCGCTTACATCGTCAATTAAATCCCTTCTCATTTTATTAGTTACATCTATCATGACATCCCAAAGTCTGCACCTTTTCTAACTGCCTCTGCAATTAGCTCAGGTAATTCTGTTTCTACAAATTCAGAAGAAATTATAGGATTGTTTATTACGATTGATGTCCCAGCGCCACCTTGATTCATAGCATCTAAATTATCAACACCAATAGAATCTACAGCATTTCGGCTCATAACATACTCTCCACGCTCTGCCTCTATAATTGTGCCTCCTTGGCTATGTCTTCTACCACCTACAAGTCCACCTTGTTCAAATTCATTCATTTTAAATGCTATTGCTGATCCTATGCCAAACTGTGCTAAAGCAGCAATTTGAGGTGCTGGAGGTAGCATTATCTCTGAAACTTTCCTAAAAGTAGCTAAAGAAGCAGCGACAACATCAACCATCGCACCAGCAAAGGCAAGCTTTTTTTGATCTTTTTCATCTTTAGCCAACAACTGCCCTAACTTTATAGTATCTGATATTATTTGCTTTGTTACATCTGCTTGAACTTTTTGTTTTTGTTTCTTTATTTGAATTGATTTTAACTCCATTTCATTTTCTAAGATAGTTAAATCTATTTGATCTTTGTGTCCTTGTTGAACAAGTTGCTGCATCGCTAAAATTTGAGAATCCATTAAAAGCTCTTCTTCTTTAACTCTGCTGATTTCGCCTCTTTCAGCCCTTAGTTCTATAAGAGACTCTCTTAGTTTTGAGTTTAATTCTATTTCTTGAGATGTCCTACTGTCAGCACCTCCAGATCCAGTTCCTCTATCGTTTAGGCCAGTTATTTGAGCCTCTAATCCTAATCTTTGAGCTAATATCGAGGCAATTTCTAGTAATTTTTCTTCTTCTTTGTCTAGCTCAAGAAGCCTAGTAGCCTCAGCATCGCCTCGGTTTTTGTAAAAATTTTCATATATAGCTGCTATTGTTTCTCTCTCTCTTTTTTCTGAAGCTGCGAAATCTGCCCTTGTAGAATTACCATCTTCCATTAGCTCTCTTTCTCTCATGTGCCTATCTTGGACACTAGCTACTTGCATTTTTACATCACTCAAAGCATCTTCGCTCACTTCTGCTTGTTTTTTGCCAAGCTCAGTTAACACATCATTTCTTTCTGATGTTATTTTGTTCAGCCTAGTTTGTATATCTTCCTGAGTTAACATTTCAGTATTAACTTTTTCTATCTCTGCGTTTAAAATTCTTATTTCTTTATTTAATTGTATATTTTTTAATTGCATTAAAGACTCTGCTTCAATATTTAAAGCTTCAAGTTCTCTTATTGTTGATTCTAAAGGAGTCTCAGTTAATCCTCTCATAAATGATATAGCAGCTTCTGCTGCTGAACTAAGTAAGTCGACCACCACAAGCATTGCAGGCTCAAGAACTTGCCCCATAAGTTCTGCTGCATCTCCCATTGAATTTTGCATTTGCTGTATACTTCCAGATAAAGTTTCTGCCTGAGCTTTAGCTTGACCACCAAAAGTATTTGATATATTTCTAGTAAGAGTATCTAATCTTTGCGTAGAACCAACAGCCCCTTCAACCTCAATTCCATATCTTGACAGAGAATTAGTTGACGACCCTAATGTTTTTCCTACAAGGTCTGCTGCTGATGCTAAGTCCATTCCCTTAGCTGCTGCTAAATCTAATGTCGCTATAGTTGCTCTTTTTAATTGTTGCTCGTCATCAACAAACGCAGCAAGTAATGCTTGAGCAGATATAATCGTTTCATCTCCAAATGTAGTCACTCCTTGCAATGCAGATGCGTGGCTTAACAATGCACTACTAGTTCTTCCTAGGGCTTGCTCTAGCTTTTTTTCTGCTAGTTGCTGTTCTGCATAAGAAGAAATTACCCCACCTATACTTTTCTTTAATATCCCATATCCAAAAGCGTATAAAAGAAGACTGTTTCTTAGAACAGCAAATTTACCTTTTAAACTATCAAGAATTTTTGAGTGTGACCTATGGGTTTTCGTATTACTAGAAACTCTTTGCTCTACAAGATGTACGCCTTGTTCGTATTTTTTTTGAGCTGCTGCTAAAGAATTTATTGCAGCCTTTAAAGCCTTATCGCCTTCAGGTTTAAACTTTACTGTGATGGTATTATTTGACATCTTTTATTGCCTTTTGTTGAACTTTATTTAATGCTTTTTTAATTACAAAAGATTTTTGCACCCATCTACATGGTTGGTCACCATAAGATCCACTATATGGCTGTATCCCAAAGTTTTCTGAGTATATATATCTTTGAATATCTTTTTGGCACTGCTTGTCATATACGATATCATTGCAAGCAAAGAATGGGAGTTGAGATTTTACAGAACTAGCTATACTAAAATCTTTATTTTGTTTCAAGCTCATTTCCTTAGTTTCTTCAATAATTAAATCAACAACATCCCAAACATCTTCATCGCAAGTAAATGTTCGAGTCTCATACTCGCCATTAACCATAACAGGTAGTTGCGCCTCGTAAGGATAACTATGAAATTTGCAGCCTCCACACTGCTCAACCATTACATTGAGTTCTACTTGGAGGCTTTCTCTTCCCCCACCATTATATATTTCTGTAATCCTAAAAATATTTCTGTTCTATCTTCTATAGAAAGTGTTTTTAAGAATTTATCAGAAGTATCTCCTTTTAATCCAGTTCTAAGCCACTTTGTTATTGTAGTATTAAGCATTTTAAATGCACCTACATTGCCATTCTCATCATAATTATACTCAACAGAATCTAAGAGCATATCTTGCTCGTCAATAGATACATCTTTAAATACAACCTTTTTACCAGATTTAGTTTTAAATTCCATAGTTATTCCCTCTTTTTATTTTTTTTGTTTCTTTTTTACTTTTTTAGGCTTAGGCCTATCAAATTTAACATTAGGCTTGTCGCCACTCCTTGGTACTTGGATATCACTAACATCAACCCAATGAGATGGGACTAAATCTACATCCTCATCTGCAACAATTCTAACTCTTATTTGATTCCTTACTTTATAATATTTCATATTTAGCCCTTATTATGTATTAGTATCACCAACTGCAACTTGTAGAACTTCGTAAGTTGAGCCTGCATCAACTACTTTTGCTTCAAAGTCAAGCGTTGCAACATCTCCACTTCCAACAGCAGCACTAATTAGTTTAGCTTTATGGAATAGTATCCCTAAGCCATGCGCATCGTTATCTTCAAAGGCAAGGTCTTGTGGGAATATTGCACTAGTTGAAATTGCTGCGCTTGAATCAGGATCATGTGTTGCTCCAAAGAACTGTATGAAAGACCCTTCTCCTGCATCTCTGTGAGCCTCAAGCAATTTATCTGTATCTGTATCATATTTTAAAGACCCACCAAATGTGATATTAAGCTCAGGTACTGCTCTTGCTATAACCTCTGGCTCATTATTTGTCCCTTGAGAACCCAACATAACGCTTGGAGATTCAATAGTAAAAGACATTGAATTAAAAATAGGTGTCATTTTATAATAATCATTCCCAGAAGAATCTACGTTTATCATATTCATGTATCTTTTTGACAAATCTGTCATAAATACGTTACTACCTATAGTTCCATATCCAGACATAGTTCTTGACCCCTTCGTAGGAGCGTAGCCTGTTTGAAATGTTGCACTATAATCAAATCTTCCACTCGCAGTCCCCATGTCTCCTGAGATCTGGAAAGAGGTACATACGCACCCAGTAAACTGATAAGAGTTCGCTTCTTCTGGCGCTTTAAAATATACAGATAATGTTTTGTTAAAAGCATCAGCAGCAACAGCAGCATCATGCTCTAAGTGAGTAGGTGAGTAAGCACCACCACCTGAAATTAACACTACATTTTGAGCATCAGCTTCAGCAGATTCATCTGTTGTAACTGCTGTTGCAGTTACATTTTGCATTAATATCGCAAGAGTATTAAGGTCAAGCCTTCCAGATAAAGTAAATTCAGTTACAACTCCTTTACTATTATTATACATAGATTCAAACTGTGCAACTCTACCAGTTCCAGAACGCATTTCAAACTCTTGGTCTGGAGTGAATGTTGGTAGAGTAATCCCTTCTACGTCAAATTGCTGAAAATCTGAATTGGTTGTGTTAAATGTTCCAATCTTAGCGTTACCTGAACTACCATCTTCTGCTACGAATACTGAAAATTCTCTTCCAGAATATGTTTTTGCAAATTCAGCAGAACTAGAAAGATCATTCTGTAGATGGTTTCCAGCATAACCTCCTTCTATCCATCCTTGTATGTTACCCAATAATTTATTCATTGTTTCTCCTTTGGTGTTTTATGTCATGTTACCTGTATGCTGTCCCTTCCATACCATCTCGACAACATACTCATTTTCTTCTTCTAGTGTATTAAGACTCGTTGATTCTACTCTAGCTTCAAATACTCTAGAAGAATCTGATAATGTCATGATATGGTTATCGTGACATAATGCCTCTATTCGAGAGACGTACCTCAAGACATGGTCAAGAGATGACTTCTTAATGTTTTTATCTAAAAAATAATAATACATATTCACTGTAAACTCTCTTGTTTCTGAGTTTGATGTGAATGATGTTAGCTCAGACCCTATTGGGTCTAACCTTAAGAATTGCGCACCTGCTTGACTAGTCTCATGGCCTATATATACAGGCAATGCACCCTTAAATTCTGTCCTTATCGTATTGCGTAATTTATCAAGAATATTCTTAAAGTTGTTAGTAAAATTTACAGCCATTATAAATAATGCCTTCTTCTAGTCATTTTTATTCCTTTTAAGTCTCCAGTGTCGACTTCTTCGTTGTATCCTCTGACTTCAACTTCCCATTCATTGCTAGCGACAGCATTAAGCAAACTTTCATGGCCAAACCTTACTTGCAACCCATAAGCTAAAGTCTGATAGTCGCCAGTAATAACTTCTTCTGTAACTACTTGGTTTGTCTTTAGTCCTGTGCTATCTTTTACGAATACATTATATGTTGCTGTCCCCAACACACCCCCAGTGCCTATAGAGATTTTAATTAAATCATAATCAACGCCACCTGCTCTACCTCTTAAATCTACAGGTCTTAGCCTATTATCAGTATAGGTAACGTCTCTAATTACACCTCTTGAAGCATCTCCAGTATTCTGCCAAGATAATGCAGCTCTACCTTCATTTAAAAGTTGCACGTTATTATCTGCTTCTGTCATAAGCGCAGTTGCTAATTCTGATGTTGGGTCTTTAGTCTTCACCATAAACGCAGCAGCATATAAAGCAGTTGTTCTGATAATCATATAGTCAAATTCACCAGCTTCATTTTTCCACATATTCTTAGGTAGCTTAGGGTCAAGCCTAGAATCTAAGTATCTACTTGCATCGGTTCTAAACTCTGTTACCATTCCTTTAAAATCTTCACCAACTTCAGCTAGTGAATCATTAGGGTCAGAGCCTTTATATATTATAAAGTCATTATCTTCATCGTACAAATTGTCGCCAGTTGCAGATGGTTGAAAATGCTTATATATTGGAGCATCATCTACTATAGCAGCAGCATTTGTTGCGAGTTGCCCTCTTACTACTGTTAATTCATTGGTAGATATATTTGTTATACCTAAAATTTCATCGCCTATTTTTATATACGTTGAATTTGTTAATGTTGAGCCATCATCGACTACAATAGTTGTAGCGCCCACTGCATATCCTGATACATTATTCACTGCTGTTGATGCTGCTGTAGCAACTGTTTGATTTCCTGATTGTTGAGATTTTCCATCAATAAATAATTGAGTCATTAATCCTGAATCGTAAGAGACGTAATATGAATTACCATCTAATGTTTCAGTTGTCCAACCATATACTGGAGTCTTTTGATCATACTCATCAAGCTGTGGAAATACTCTTTTTAATTCTTTGTGCGTACAATATATTGGGGCTGATGCCATTATTATCTCCTCTTAGTAGACTTTCGTTTCATTTTTCTTTTCTTAGACTTCTTAGGTCTTCCTCTCTTTTTACCATATGTACCTTTACCATAAGGCATAGTCTACCTCCTTAAAATGTTTCTACTTTTAATGTTGCTCCACCTTTTTGCTGTGGAGTGTTCCCTAATACTTCCATTAGTGAATTTACTTTTGCTGCATCTGTGGAATCTTGTTTACCACTAAATGGTGCGTTGTATAATGCGCTTACTACGAACTCTGCATTTGGGCAGCTTGATATCTGCCAATCTACTGCGCCTGTTTCGTAGTTTATTGTACCCACGTTTCTACCACCATACTTTAGATTCCCATATCCATCATCTGTTATGAATATATTTTTATAAGACGAACTGTAAGTCACTGGATCGTAAACTGTATCAACTTCTAGCCTTGCATCTACTGCGCTTGCTATATTTGCAAGTGCTGGGATTCTACCATTAGCTTGAGCTAAGAATCTAACTGATGCGCCAGATCCACTTGTTCCTGCTGTTAATGCTATTGCTGACGTGGATAATTTGCTTTGCGATTCAAATATAACGTCTCCACCTTTTATAAGTACGTTTACTTTTTTCTCAAATAGATTACCTGCTGTATAGTAAGCTGTATCTAAAGCATTTTGTATTTTTTGAACAAGTCCATTCTCTCCTCCAAAATTACCATTAGTTGCATCTGTAGTAAAGTTTATCTCTAACGCTGAACCTCCATCTGCTGCTATTGTGAGGTAATATGTAGTAGAAGCTGTTAATCCTGTAGGTGTATTTGATGTAACATCAGATAATCCTAGACCTTGATACCCTTTTGTGTAAAACTGTATTGCAACTGACCCTGGTGTTATTCCACATAATGTTGTTGTTGCTCTGCCATAACCAAAAAAGTTCATCGCTTTAAATCTACCAAGGCTATCTGTTTGTGCTACAGTATACTTATCAAAATCATGATAGGCATTAAAGAATGGTAGACTTACTGGCTCACCATCTGCTGCGCCAGTTGCTGCTGTTGAGCCATACATCCCTCTTTTTACAGTTAATGTATTTGTTGCTAGCGCTGCTTTTGCTCCAATTCCTGTAACCTCCATTATTTCATTATCGACTCTAATTAAATCGCCAACTCTAAAGAGATTTGCTGTGCAATTAGCTGCATCAGTATAAGGCTCTAAATATACAGTAGTATCAGAGGCATCATTAACAATACCATCTGCTGTTGCACTATCTACATTTGCTGTAGAATCTACATACTCATTTGAGTTTGGCGCTACAGATGTTATTTTGTCCCCATTAATATCACTTGGAGTTGCCCCAGCAGTTATTAAAGCTCTAGTCGCTGGCATACTTATTGTTTCGCCAGGACTTAATAAGAAGTGCATAAAGTTTTCTGAACCGATAGTATCTTCATTTGTCCATAACTGAAATCCAAATATTGCTACAGCAGGGGTAGAGCCAGTATTAGAAACTTTTACCATAGATATGTCTCCAGACTTTTGCGATGAGGCACTCGCATCTTTACTAATATCTAATAGCAAGTCATTAGTTGTATCGCTATATGAAATAGCTTTTGTTATAGCTGTTTTTGGCGCTCTAGCTTTTTTAGTTACTGCACTGCCTTGATTACTACTATTGTTCCCACCATAACCTGGTATCTTTGACATAATTCTTCCCCTACGTTAAATGATATTTTACTTTAATTTTTACTGAATAATCAGAGTTTATACTGTCTGACCTAAATAATGCTAAAATTACTTTTCCTGATGCTACTGATGACGAATCTACTGTCCAAGTAGATAAATATGGCTGCTCGCTTCCTGCGTTAGTAACATCGCTATTATGAGCTAATAATGTTCCATTATTCAAACAATTTACTACACCTGATGTAAAATCATAGCTCATTAGGTGCATACGAGTAGTATCGCCAGTTGCAGCATCTGCACCCTCTATTGAATACACTGCATCAATAACCATGTTATCAGCTACATACCACATAGTTGGTACTAAATCTGATGCTCTTTCTCCATTACTGTCTGCTGTTGCAAATGTTGTTGCAGGATCTGTACTTGTCCCAAAAGTAGGAGGAGTAGCTGATGTTCCAAAATTAGCTGAGGAAAATGTTATGGCAGTATGCGTGTTTACTGTAAAATACGTTGCTTCTCCACTACCTGTGGCAAAATATGCGTACTGCGTGTTTACTGTATTTCCTGATGCAGATACGAGTTCATTTGTTGTATCAACACTTAATACTGTTGCACCTGACTTTGATCTAACTGCAAATGCTGTTGATGTATCATCATTCTGTGGTAAAACTCTTACGTTGTCGTCTGATAATTGTAAAGCTGTACTTGAGCCAGACCCATCCTTAACAGATGTAACTGATGTAGAAACTCCACTATTAGAATTATCTAATTGTAATAAATCTACATAAGAATTTTTTATTGTCTTTCCTGATAAACTCATTTATTCCCCTTATCCACCAGTAACTATTGTGGCTGGTAATGCTACTGCTTTTACTATAATAGGTGGGCTATGTTCTGCAAATCTATTTTCACCAAAAGCTATATAAGCACTAGCTGTACTTGCTTCAGCAGCTATATAATATGTATATGAAGTCCCTGCAGTTAGCCCTGTTAAAGTCCATTTTATATTATTTACATACCAATCTGATTCATCTATATGTATCATTTTCATATCATAAGTATGTATTTGATTCAATTCATTGTAACTAGCAGCATCTGACAAGGAAAGATATATTTCTTTATCTGTACCATAAAATAAAGCAGATAACTCTAATTCAACATTTCCACTTGGAGGAGCTGTAAAAGTTACCTTAACATCATTACCTGCTGCTGTTTGTAATACAGTCATTGATGCTCCTATTGTTATAACATCTCCTGTTCCTCCATCATTTCTATAGCAAGTATATCCAAGTATCATACCTGCATAAGCACTATTAGCTGCACTAAATTCAGTCCCTGCTTTTTTAGCTACAAAATTACCATTATGAGAATCTAACTCTATACTAGCACCAGAATCTACAACAAAGTCATCTGCTACAATTTTATCTAAGCTGGTTATTGTTAAATCACCACTCGAATAAGTTACATCTGATAAATCATTTAAAGCTGATGCGCCACCTCCACTATTATCATCTACATATTTTTTTGTAGCTACTTCTTGCTCTTCAGATGGTTGTTGTTCTACATAAACACGATTATCTTTTAGTAATAAGCCACTAGAGTCATCTCCGACTTTTACAACTTGTCTATCTGACTTTAGCTTATGCTGTAATTTTAAATAATTTTCGTTTATAAACACTCTTAATCTGTACCTTCGTAATTCTTCATGCTTGGAAATTTCTCAACAAACTTTGTAGTTTCCAAATCTTCTAATCTTTTATGTATTTTATTGACTTGATCTTTTTCAAATAGAGGAGGGTGGGCATTGTCCTCTAATTTGTCAAGTCTTCTAAAAATATTAATGACCCACCCTTGTATCTGTATAAAATGTTCTAGTTTATTTGCCAGCCACTTTATCATCAGTTCTTAGCCCTTTAATCAATCCTCTTATCATAGAGCCAAAAACATTGTCTATTAAATCTATAAACCATGGCTCTATTGTGCTATTCCAAACCTTTTTAGTGACACTCCATTTACTTAAATTTAAAGTCATCAATCTTCCAACAGCTTCTAGTGCTGTTTCTACTACTGAGCAAATATGCTCGTTAGGCACTTTTTTTAGCACCCATAAAACTACAGCAGATGCTCCACCACCTACCATTAAGCTTGAATTATTTCCCAACATTCCTAATACTGAATCTAACATATGTTATCTCCTTTTAATAATGCTTGTCTTGCTTGCGCATGAATTTTTCTTTTAAGCCATTACCACTCATAGAAGCTAATATTTCTACTATCGCCCTGTAACTTGCTTTTAGCTCTGATTGCTTTATCTCAACTTTCTTGCTGTTGTCGATAAGCTTAATCACTATACCTTCAAGGCGAGTAAAAGATTCTCTTAACTCTGTTTGTAGTTCGTTTGTTATCCAATCGTTCTGAGTCTTAACGTAATATGCGAGAGCCACTAAACCCACTAGACTAACTCCATACTCTCTAATTAACTCAAAAATATCCATTACCTATAAAATTTTGGCATTGGCGTTGTATCACTCCAATACTTATACGACAACCTCAAAGATTGTCTTTTTCTGTTTACCTTTCTTCGCACTTTTTGCATTATACGCCTCCAAAGATTCTTCAATATTATATCCTTTTATTTTAACATTCTGAAGGTCAACTTTAATTCCATCTCTGTTGCCATCATCATAGAAGATATAGCAGTTCTGACTTGCTCTACCATTTAAGTTTAGGGCCTTCTCTGAATAATCATTTGCCCCAACCATTGACGAGCTTCTACCAAAATTATCGCCCACTCTAGCTGAATGAACGTGACCAAATATAACATAGTCAATTTTTATTCCTTTTAAAGAGTATCTTCCAGCGATTTGGTTCACACAAGTATCTAATTTTCCTCTTAGCGAACCATGCCCATGAAGCATTAATAAATTTTGACCTGCTACATTTATTACTAATTCTGATGGATCTCCATGTATAAATTTAACACAACTATCTCTAAATAAATAGTGCAAACATTGGAAAATAGTATAATCATAATTATCTGAAGCTACAATCCTACTCCATCCCATTTCTTTGTTAGCTCTACCTTCATTGCCAATAATAGATGCTACAGTGACGTTAAAGTCTTCATTTAAATCCATAATAGCCTGTTGAAGTATGTCCACAGCAAGGAATGTCGCATTAGCTCTATTTGTAGCTTGATTTAAAAGTTCATCAACTCGCCTATCACTATTCATAAGGTCACCAGTTAGAGCCATTACTACATTGCTTACATTTGCTGTTTTAAAGTAAGATTTAGCCTTATTTACAAAGTGTCTTACTCTTGCCGATGCAACTCTAAAATCATATCGATTGTTTTCTAATTCGACCAATTCGTTGAAGTGGACATCACTTAACTGTAATACGCCAACAGCCTTATTATTGACTTTAAACTTATTGGTTGTCTTGCTTAACTCGTTTTTTTCAAAAAGCGCTACTAATTTTTTAGTGTATTCTTCTACAGCATTTTCGATTCTTGCGTGTTCACGAAATGCTTTGTTATATATTCTATTGTTGTCCTGGGCTTTCTGCTTCTGCTTAGATAATCTTACATTTTCTCGTACGATATCTAAGTCAGCATCCCATATAGGATATATAGTTCTTGAGCCACATTTGATGCAACCATACCTCTGTTTGCCTGTATTGGCGCACTTGCCTTTTTTGGCTAAACCTATATGATAGCAGTTAGGACAAACTAACTTTTTAGGGTCTATCATAGACCTCCTAGCTTATTGTGATTTTACTATCTCACTTAACTCTTTAGCCCTATTAGGACTGTCAGACTTTGCCCATTTAGAATCGAGCATCTCCTCGCTAGCCTTCAAAAAGTTATCATCTTTTATATATTGTATTGTTTTTCTAAATTTTCGTACTCCAGAAAATCCAATCTGGAATATCATATTTATAAGTACTTCTTGTATAGCTTTTGGTTTTTCAAAAAACCATTCGCTCCAATCATCGTGATTGCCTATACTTTTAATTATATTATTTATTTTTCCATCTAGAATGAGGTCTGCAACTTCACGATCCATTACCAAATCTTTTATAGCGAACCCATAACCAATAGTATCAAACCCATTAGAGCATTTATATACTTTAGGCTCGTAGCCTTCGTGGCGTGCAATCTGTTCTTTTAAATTATCTAAGTCTTTCATAAAATATCTTCACCAAGCTCTTTTCTTAGGTGTTTGTCAGTTATTGGGTTAAGTTGCACTTGTGGGCTTCCAAATCGATTCCAATTAAATGATTCGCACTTAATACATTTAGGGGTCTCTGATTTTTTATAAAAGCCTACCCACTTATATCCACAATCTTTGCAAGTGTAATTATGAGTCACTTTTCTTCTTTTCTTTCTTTTTTATTGAGTTTTTAGTCTTTAATTCCTTCCCATCTTCTGTACATTCAACATAACCTTTTTTCTTGAAAGAATCTTTAACCTTTTTAGAAATAGTATCTACTTTACCAAAAACACTACCATCTTTTCTTTTATAATATAACATAGTATCTCCATTTATATTGAGGGGAGATTACTCTCCCCCCAATTTTCATCATTTATTATGATGGATTTGCAAAGTTAACAACTGGAACATCTGTAGTCCCACCTGCTGCACCTGAGAGTGCTGCGCCAAACATAACATCTACAACAATAGATGTAGATAGATAATCAATATCATATTGGCTTTGTACCCTTGGAGCTAACTGCTGTGCAAAATAAACTGCGTTTCTGTTGAAAATTGTAGCAGTTTCATCGCCAGTGCCACCATCGTCATCCCAGTCTGTTGAAGAGAATGTAGGCATCCCATAAATAGACCCCAACGAACCATTAACTGCTGGGTTTGTAGAGTCTCCCCTTCTTGATGCATCATAAAAGTCTTGAAGGCTTAATATGTACATATACGCTGCTGGGGAACAATAAAGAAATGTATCTCCATCGCCATAATCCCAATTACCATCAAGAAGTTTTTGTAATCCTTCTCTGATTTTTGCAGATGTCATATTATTATCAGTTCCAAGCGTTACATCATTCCCAGTAGCTGCTTGTAAAACGCTAACAGCAATATAGTTTTCAATGTACTTTGCTATAGAATATCCCATTGATTTAGCATAAGCACCAAATAGGTCTGCGCTTTCTTGGACTTTTACATGATCTCCTATTCTTTTAGCCTCTACAGCGTGCTGGTCAATAGTCAACGAAACTACTCCATCTGTATTAGCACCATAAGTTACAGCACTGCCTGATGATAAGTTTGCAGCAGTCTCTTCTGTTACTTTTGGAATATTCAATGTATCCCCTCCACCAGCTACCATGCTACTAAAATCGAGAACTTGGTTTTTTAATTGAAATTTAGCCTCAGCATAATCTAATATTGCATCACTCCACATTTCTGGAATAAAATTAGCTGCTGTGGTTGTTGTTACTTCAGCCATTGAAATAGCCTCCTAATTTACGTTCTTTCAACTATGCAATCGCACCTTCATTTTGAACGTATGTTAATTTTTGGAGTAAGACTTAACTATATCTGTCCAATTCTCCCTCAAGGCTTTTTTATCGGAGTAATCTATTTTCTCTTTTAATACTTTCTGCCTTGGGTTACCAACAACCTCTGGAGCGTTGGATTTAATATTATTAATCTTACTTGTTAAATATTCAAGAGTATCAAGATCGAGTGATGCTAATCTTTCTCTCTCTTCTTCAGGGGCTGACTCCAATAAAGCATTTCTGCGATTATCTTCATACTTGTTCCACTTCTGTGCATTTGCAGATAAACTTTCATTCTCAGAAGATACTTTTTCATACAATGCTCTAAAGTCTTCTTTTTCTTTAAGTTTAGCTTCTTCTGCACTAGCAAGCTTTTTTTCAAGTTTAGCTAATCTTTCCTCAGCTTCCTGCGACCTTTGACGATACTTTTTATTTTCAAGTACCAATCCTTTGATATCGGTCGAGCTATCATTGGTTTCTACTGTAGGCTGCTCACTTACTGTGTTGCTTTCTACTTCACTATTTTCTTGTGACATACTGCCTCCATATATAGTTTTTTTTATTGCAAACACACAATATCTTGTATGTTTCCTATTGCGTAAGTTATATTATGTTGGGTTATAAATGCAAACATTTAATAACAATCTAAAAAAATTTAAGGATAAATGGTTTGACTTTATGGGGTATAGTCCTCATAATGGTCAAATTAAATTGCACTTTCCATCGAAGGAAGAAGCAAGGTTTTTTGTCATGGTATGTGGTCGTAGGTTTGGAAAATCAACAGCAGCAGCTATGGAGGCAACGTATTACGCATCCCAACCTGACAAGCGAATATGGCTTGTTGGATTATCCTACGATAAAGCAGATATTATGTTTAGAGAAGTTTGGAAGCGAATGGTCGTTGGTAAAGCTAATGATATAGAAAAAGCCTCAGAGAAAGAACGATATATACGCTTCAAGTGGGGTAGCGTAGTAGAAGCAAAGTCAGCAGATAACCCAGATTCTTTAGTGGGTGCTGGTCTTGATCTACTTGTTATTGACGAGGCAGCTAAGGTTAAAAGAAAAATATGGGAGATGTATTTATCTCCTACCCTAGCAGATAAGAAAGATAGTAAATGTATTTTTATTACTACCCCAGAAGGATTTAATTGGATATATGACCTTTATTTATTAGGTCAATCTGATAAATTATGGGAATCGCATCAAGCTCCATCGTGGGAAAATCAATATGCGTTTCCTGAAGGAATAGATGACCCTTTCCTTGTTGAAAGGAAAAGGAATATGTCTAAGGAAATGTTTGACCAAGAGTTTGGGTCAGCATTTACATCGTTTGAAGGAAAAGTTTATCCTTTTGATAGGAATAAAGACGTTGGTCACTTTCCTTATAATCCTAATTTCCCAACGTATTGCTCTATAGACTTTGGATATAGGATGCCAGCAGTGGGCTGGTTTCAAACTCATAGAATAAATGGGGAATGGCATATAAATGTTATTGACGAGATTATACACGAGAAAAATATAAAAACAGATGAACTTATTGCTAAAATTGAACAAAAAGGATATCCTGTTAGAGCTTATTATGGCGACCCAGCAGGTATGCAAGCTCAAGGACAGTCAGGGTTGGGAGATATAGAAATTTTTAGGAGACATGGTATCAACGTAAGGTCTGTAAGAGATAAAACTTCAAGAAATATTGCCTCTGGAATTACTCACGTTAGGGGATTTATTGAAAATGCTAATAATAATAGATATTTGCATCTGGATAATAAATGCGTGGGACTGGCTCAAGATCTTGAAAACTATCGCTATCCAGAAGCTATTGAGAATAAAGACTTAAAGCCTGACCCACTAAAAGATGGTTTTCACGACCATGGTTGTGATATGCTTAGGTATTTTTTTATAAACCAATTTCCAATCAAACGAAATAAATTAATAATGAGGAATAGATAATGACTACAGTTGAACAAATTATACAAGAATCCATAAGGGATTTAAAGCTTTCTCACGCACAAGCAAGAAGGCAAGAGATATATAGGCTTATAGATTATTATTCAGGAACAGAAACCCAAAAGTATATTGATGATTATTTTGATGCTGATGCGTTTAGAGAAATTCCTTTATATAATGCAAATTTTACTAAGCGTTTTATAAATAAAATGTCAAGGATTTACAATGTAGGTGCAAATCGTAACGTGGGGAAAAAATACGATGAGCTGACTATAAAAAAAGATGCTAGAATGAAGCATATCGAAAAAATGACAAGACTTCTTGGAACTGTAGCCACGCAAGTTATCTTTAGAGATGGGGATATGCCACATTTTGACTATAGACCAGTATATTACTTTGATGTTCACATGGAGGATAATCCATTTATACCTACTGCAATTACTTATCCCATATTACATAACGTGAATGAAGTTTATGATACTACAAAACTAGAATATGCGTATTGGGATGCTAATATGTATGCGCATTATGATGAAGATGGTAATATAATGAATGAATATGAGCATGGATATGGAGTTATTCCTTTTGTATTTACACATAGAGAAAATCAACTAGACTCTTTCTTCGTAGAAGGGGCTAATGATATTGTTGATTGTAATGAGCAAGTTAATATTACAATGACTGAGCTACAGCTTGGACTTAGATTCCAGATGTTTGGGCAGCCATTTGTTACTGGAGTATATAGTGATAAAGGTATGAAGAGAACTGGTAGTGATCAAATACTTGACCTTCCTGAAGGTTCTACTTTTGGTATTGCTGCTCCACAGGGAGATATTCAGTCTGTAATAGAAAGTGTTAAGTTCCAGGTAGACCTTGTAGCACAAAACAATCACTTGTATGTTCAGTTTGCTCAAGATGGAGGTGAAGTTCCATCAGGTATTGCACTTAAAATTAAAGACTTAGAGCGATTTGAAGATTATCAGGATGATATAGAGCTTTGGAGAATGTATGAGCATGAACTTTATCACGTTGAGCGTGCGATTGCAGGTTATAATGGTATTAATTTGCCAAATGAACTAAAACTTGATTTTATTGAGCCTGAATATCCTAAGACAGTACAAGACCAGATTTTACTTGATAATCACGCACTACAAAATAATCTTACTACACAGCCAGAGCTACTAGTAAAACAAAACAAAGATTTATCTATAGAGGAGGCGAGAGAAATTGTCAGAGCAAACAAGCAAGAAAACGAGCAACAATCAATTTTTGAGAGAATACGTCAGCAAAATCAAAGACCTTCATAAAATAGATATTGACATTGATGGAGATATTAGCGAAGTTATAGTAGACCCAAAAGCGTTCGCTGAGAAGATAGCTAACAAAATATTACTTCAGAATATAGATAGAATTAAAAAAGCACGAAAACTAGGAGAAGAATTTGGCGAAGCGATCATTTGAAGTAAAGTCTAATTTTAGTTTTGCAAAATTAAAGGATAAATTTCAAGAAGTTATGCAATCTAATAACACTGAAATTATAAAAGACTTTACTAAGGCGACTATAGATAAAATTGAGAAAGGTAGGTTGCCTGAGCTTACAGATAGGACTAAAGAGGCTAGAAGTTTAGGATTATCTTCATTTACTGGACATAATTCTGGGAAAAGGCCAAACTTAGAAAATAAGCCATTAGATTATACTGGTAATTTAAAAAAATCCATAAAAGCAAAAAAAGAAGGAATTGAAATGAAATCTTATGGACTAAATCATCATCTTGGGGGTTGGACTACGCCAGCTAAGAATATTGGTTTTGGTAGTAAAAAAACAGTAAAAGCTAGACCATTTATAGTTGGCACAGAATCTAGCCCAGCAGATGAAAAAGAAATAAAAAAAATTGAATCTGAGACAGTAAAGCTACTAAATAAGGTTATGAAAAAATAATGGCTGAACAATACGAAACCCTGGAGGAATTTTTAGATGCCGAAGAAATCGAACAACAAGACGAAGACACCCTTCTCTGGGTCGCACTCGGACTTGCTTATGGAATTGATGTATTTGCTTCAAGAATTGAACGAGAAATTGCAGTACTCAGAGGGTCTGGAGTCGGAGATAGAGCAATTATCCAAATTCTGTCCGATGATCTTAGGACTGGAGGAAGAATTTTTGGAGAGTTCAGAAATACCATTAAGCGTGGAATTGTTGGAGGTGTTATGCAAGGTTTCAGGGTCGGACAAGACAATATTTATGGGGATAACGTAATGATGCGCTGGGTTTCTGTCGGAAGCCCTAAAATATGTGGTGATTGCGCTGCTAGAATTGGTCAAATCGACACTTGGGAAAACTGGCAAGCTGCTGGCCTACCTGCAAGTGGGTTTTCAGTCTGTAAAGAGAACTGCTATTGCCAACTTATACCAGAAGATATACCTATTGACGACAAAGTTATAGTTCAGGGCGTTGGTGGGATAGAATCTAGTAGATAATTACTTATATTTTTTAATAATAGGCTTAATTTCAGCCCACATCTTGTCATCTTTCTTCGATTTCGTGGTTTTTACCATCAAATCACCTATAAATAACAAAAATTCAGTACTACCCTTCTTTAGAATCCACTTTATTATTAGTGCTTGTATCATCTTGTGCCTTTTTCTTTAGTTCTTCATTTAAATCAATTATATGCTTCTGGAAATCAGCAGATAAGCCTCTCCACTCTACATAACTTGCAAATAAGCTATTCATATTCTGGATTTGGCCTGTAAGCCATCTTAATTGCTGATCTCTTTCTTTATTTGTTAATTTCGGCATTGTTTTTCCTTTTTTTATGAGACTTGGGAAGGTTTGCACCAAATTATAACGCTCCTGTTAACAATTTGCCCTTCCCTTATCTCTTTTCGACTAGAAAGCATCTCTGCTTACCTATTTTTTTACCAAAGCTTGTAATTGGCCTTTTTCCATCTCTTTTTATCGTTTTCTCTTTTGCAAGGAAGGCAATAACTTTTATTTGAGCCATAATCTTTAGGCTTTTTCACCTCTTTGCACTTATTACAAACCATACCTCCATCAACAAGCCTCTCATTGAATTTTTTAGTAACCATTTCATGCCTGCCACCTTTTAAACTATCTAAACGCTTGCCCATTCCAGTATTTTCTCCTATAATACGCCTTAATACGATTATCCTTCTTTCTTTT